TTGACTGCTAATACTTTTGGTGGTTTATGTGGTGCAACTCTAGTTTCCGATACTATAGGGACGTGCATTTTGGGTATTCATCTAGGAGGTAATGATGGAACACCTGATGGGTGCCATGGTATAATATTACAACATCATATTTCAGATGCGGTAAGTAATTTGCATTTTAAAGAAGGTGTAATAGTATCTGGTACTGATCATCAATTTCCTGAACATGTTTTTGGAGTCCAAATTGCAACTAATTCTAAGTTACATATGAAAAGTCCACTTAATTTTATGCCCCGTGATTCGCAAATTGCTTATCATGGTGGATGTGTAGGTAGATCAACATCGCATAGCGATTTCTGTGTTTCGGTAATTAGTCCACTTGTTGCAGATATATGTGGTATGCCTAATATATATAATCCGCCTAAATTTAGACCAGATTGGTTTGGATGGCAGGGTTGTTTATCAGCTATGGCGGCTACAGGAAAATCATTCCCGTATAGACTATTGAAAGAGGCGGTTATAGATTATAAACGAGCTTTAATACCTATAGCATCTAGTAGTTTATGGAATAGTACTTCTCCATTAACTGATAAGGAAAATATTAGCGGTATAGCAGGTAAGAAATTTATGGATGCTATTAAGTTAAATACATCTATAGGTTATCCGTTGACAGGAGTAAAGCGTAAATTTGTAACTGAGACTGTTGAAAATAATGAAATATCACGTGAGTTCGATGATTTCATTATGGAAGAAATATATAGGTGTGAAAATTTGTATTCTCAGGGTTTACGTGCTTATCCTATTGCTAAAGCTTGTAAGAAAGATGAAGTCTTATCAGGTGAGAAATGTCGTATTTTCTATGGAAACTCTATAGTTCTTACATTTTTAATCAGGAAATACTACTTACCTTTAGTACGTATACTTCAAATGAATCCTTTGAAATCTGAGTGTGCTGTTGGTATTAATAGTCATGGACCAGAATGGGATGAATTCTATAAGTTTGTAATGAAACATGGTGAAAAACGTATTATAGGTGGAGATTATAAGAATTATGATCAACGTACACCTAGTCAAACTATTTTTGCAGCCCTCCGTATTTTGATAGATTTAGCTAAAGAATGTAATTACTCGCAGACGGATTTGACAATCATGGAAGCTATGACGGCTGATATAGTTTATGCTTATATCGCTTTTAATGGCGATCTCATTAGTCTTACCGAAGGTGGTCATATAAGTGGAAATTCTTTGACAGTTGTAATTAATGGTATATGTGGATCATTAAATTTACGTATGTGTTTCTTTGAACGGCATTCAGGTAAAAATTTTAGAGAACATGTATCATTAATGACATATGGTGATGATAATATAGGTAGTGTGAGTCCTCGTATAGATGGATTTACTATATCGAGCATATCAGAATTTTTGGCAAAATATGGACAAATTTACACTATGCCCGATAAGAATAGTGAAATGACCGACTTCTTACCTATTTCTCAATTTGAATTTTTAAAGCGATCATCAGAATATCATCCTAAATTAGGAAAGTATGTGGGAGCTTTAAAAGACAAATCCATATTCAAGTCATTACATTGTTATCTACGACCTAGAGGTACCGAAATAACACATGAATATGCATGTGCTATTAATATAGATGGTGCTCTACGTGAATGGTTTAATCATGGTGAGCAACTTTATGAACACAGGAGACAACAAATGTGTGAGATAGCTCGTGAAGCGGGTATTAGTCATATGTGCAATGAATTGGATGTTACTTACATGGATAGAATTAAGATTTGGCATGAAAAGTATAATCCGAATTATGTATTATATGATCAACCTCAAGAATAGAGTTATCAACCTGACCCGAGATGTCTTTAAACTCATCAAGTTTCTGTATTGTACTTCACAATACACCCCCGTACTCTCATGGGGGGTCTGACGTAGTTGAAGAGGAGTGCGTGTGTATGGATACCAATAAGGTTTTTGACATGAACTTATTAGGCTTTACACGTATGGTTTGGACATTTATTTAGATGTCGGTTTCGCCAGCC